TGATAATCGTCGCTCATTCCCAGAAACGCCAAGTGGATCTCCCTCGGCGTTTCCCGGACCTCCACTAACTTGCCGTCGCGTCGGCTTCGGTTATAGGTATCAAGAGGTTCTCCTCCCATCAATCGGTGAAATTAAAGATGGTGTTGAGTTTAAGAGGACCAAGGCCTACCCGAAGAACTACCGACGAATGCCCATGCAGGTCAGTCTTGGTGTGGACGTTACTGGCATTGCTCCACCCAAACCCTACTTGACTTGTCCATTGACAGCAGAGGCCGGGGTACGCAAGAGATTTTTATGCAAGCCTCCTGCGCCAAACCCGAACTTGTTAATTGAGTTCACCAATTTTGTCAGAAATTGGTTAGATCGCCTAGACCCACTCCCAGCAGACTCTGACACTAGCGTGTTTTCATGGTTGAAGAAATGTCCTTATCCTTTGTGGAGGAAGGAGGAACTCTCCAAGCTATGGACGGATAGGGCCGGTATCGTCACAATTAAAGACTATGTTGTTAAGTCGTTTATTAAGGACGAAACATATCCGGAATTTAAGCATGCTAGAGGAATAAATTCGAGATCAGACATGTTCAAATGTTTGGTCGGACCAATATTCCGTCTGATTGAGGAGGTCGTATATCAACTGCCCGAATTTATAAAGAAAGTTCCAGTTGCTGACAGACCCAAGTACATTTCTGGACTGTTGTCTTTTGAAGGTGCGAAGTACTTCGAAGGCGACTTTAAGGCGTTTGAATCGCATTTTACACGACAGATGATGGAGGCCTGTGAGTTCTTGTTGTTTGAACACATGGTCAAGAATCTTCCTGAAGGTGAGATGTGGATGAAGCTTGTTCGAGATGTAATTGGTGGATCAAACCATTGTTTGTACAAATATTTTACAGTCGACGTTGATGCAACCAGAATGTCCGGTGAAATGGACACATCCCTTGCCAATGGCTTTGCCAATCTGATGTTGCTCAACTTTTTGTTCTATAAGAAAGGCATAACTGATGTGAGGACCATCGTTGAGGGCGATGATTCTCTCAGTTCTTTTGCCGGCG